TCTGAAAGGATTGTAATTCACGCTAAAAAGCAGCAGCCAGAGACGTACTGGAAGAAGTCTTTCGTAGAGGTGAACTTTTGCGTTCCCGACCTGAAGGAAGGCGAAGCCAACACCATTCGGCTAAACGAACTGGAGAAGCAGGCGCAAAGTATATTGGATGATGTGACCGGACGCTATAACGATACTACCTATCATTATTCCATCGAGTCAATCGGAACTGAGGAGGACACATCCTTAAAGTGTCACTATGTGAATGTAAGAATTTTGTTTGAAGTTTTAAATGTGAAATAATATGGCAGAAGCAAAGAAAATCACAGCCGTGAATATCAAGAAACTTTGGTATGGCGAAACAAGTGCTATCACGGCCGATTTGACCGGACAGGCGTTATACACTCTCTTGCAGGGTGAAACCCTGAAAGAAGTAAAGAACATCCATCAGGATACATGGACACTTGAAGAAGCGGAAGCGAGCCGCACCAACTACAAGAACCAGCTCACAGGTCAGACCTATCGTAGCGACAAGGAGATGGGCGATGTGACTGTCAATTTTACTATTGGTGAGTATGATTACCCGACCAAGAAAGACTTGATGGGTGGTGATGTCATCAACACGGACAAAGGTTGGAAGCGTGCACGTGGCAAGGTGAACATCGAAAAAAGTATCATTGCTCTGACCGATGACGATCAGTATTGCGTGATTCCTCGCACCGACATCGGTGCCCGTGAAGCAACCACAGACAAGGCTATTGGCCTTCCTGTAAGTGCAGTAGAATTGGAACCGAAAGATCCTGCCATTGCTCCAGAATACTGGTTCGATGCAGAAGAGGTAAAAGAAGCATGAACAGATGTAAAGGTCGTAGCAACGCCTTCTGATGCAACAGTAAAGCTGGACGGGCAAACGGTCAAGACCAAGAGGGTGAAATCTGGGACATCCGTTTCCTATGAGGTATCAAAGGCAGGCTATACCACACAGTCAGGAAGCATACCTACCTCCCTGTCTGATGCTTTCAAGACCGTTGAGAAGAAAATAACTCTCGCTCAAGAAAGTGGCGGTTAGTTTTCAGGATGTTTAATGGGTGGGGCTTCGGCTTCACCCTTTTTCTTTTAGTTATGAATCAAGGAGCAAAAATAATATCAGAATCCATTATCGGCAGTGATTTCAGAACAGTATTTGTAGCCGGGAAAGTTTACACGGTCTACCCTCCTACTATACATAAATTGGCCGGAGCTATATCCTATCTGTCTGGAGTTCAAGAAGCAGACAATTTGAAAGATGTTCTGCTCTCCTTGGGAAAAAGCGAGGCTTACAGC